AGCTCTTTGAGAGCAGTATCAACAACCTGCCTAGTGTTGTGAAACTCCTTGTCTCTCTTCTTGGACCATTGAGGCATCTCAAGGATTGTGTCTAAGTCAAGCGCAGCAACATGAGTGTGCACTATGGGGTCGTAGACCCACTTCCTCTTAAGGAACGAAACATCATCTATGGAACGCAATGGCTCCACCTCGTGCTGGGACTTGGTCTCAGAAGTGTAAGTAAAACCAATCTTACTAAAAGCCCTCGTGAGGGAACTTTGATGGTACCAACTCCTCATCCCTTCTCCAACGGAGATTAAATTGTCATCCCCATAAGCAAGAAAAAATAACTGGATTTCCATCTTAGACAACAAAGAAGATATCTCATGCTCAGGCGAAACAATGTGTAGGCCCCAACCAAACTTATGCTCATCGTGCGCCAAGACACCTGAGTAACGAAGCAAAACATTATTATTAAAGGTGTTCATGATAGTGGTCAGTGGATTCCCAGAAGGGTTTCCACCAGGCCACTCATAAACAAGATCGTTAAAAATGTGCTTGCTATTGCAAATGTCCTCGAACAAAACCGCACGAATCAGATCATTCCCGTCATTGTACCACAGATTCACAAACCTGAGGAAAGTCATCTGAATTTGGCGAGTCTGACAAGCATCATAGGTCTTAAAGTCACCTGCAATGATGTTGAGATCCACAGAAGAACCCCGAAGACACTTTCTGATAGAAGCCCATTCTGAGGAAAACACATTGACGCCAACTGCAGATCCATTGACAATACGATTGTTCATGTACCAACGCATAAAATCGAGGAAATACATCCGAATAGCGATGGTTAAATCGACGGGGCAAGCGGAAATGAGTCGAGTAGAACCAGACAAAACCTTCTCTATAAGTCTACGCTCGTCTTTGAGGAAGTCCATGTACACATGCTTCAAGCGATTGCCTTTCGCGGCTTCAGTAATAATTTCGCTCACGCGCTGCTTTAATTGGGCACAATGACTAGAAGTGAATTCATATTCATCGCCGCAGCCAAAGAAATGCTGCTTAAAATGGAAACCAGGCGGTACA